GGAGAAGGTAAGCTGGGAGGCTTTTGCCAATACAATCTCCCCAAAGAACCGCGACGCAATCTCTTCTTCGGAGATTACACCTTTCCTTCAGGAGTCTATGGAGATTCTCATTCGTGAGCCCGTAGAGCCCCTCATGACTATCACCCCTCTCTTCACCCGCGTAGCTGCTAAGGGTCTAAATACTCAGATCCTTGCTGGCGCCATGGGCGCTGTTTACGCTGGCGACGTTCAGGAGTCTGGTACTTATCCTGAGGTAAGCTTCCAGATGGGTGGTGCCGTAAGCACCGCTTATATCGGCAAGAGCGGTATCGCTGCTAGCTTTACTGACGAGGCTCTTCGTTACAGCACCTTCGATATCATGGCCAAGAACCTTGAGCTCATGGGTGCTGCTCTCGTTCGTCACAAGGAGCAGAAGGCTGTTGCTTTCCTCAAGCAGCTCGGCACCACTCTATTTGACAACCTCAACCCTGCTCAGTCCATCTATGGCGTTTGCAGTGGTCGCGGTCTTTCAGGTGGTGCTCTAGTCGCTAATGGTTCTCTCACAATGGAGAACCTCATGCGCGCTATGGCTCACATGAGCGAAGAGGGTTTCACTCCTGATACCCTTCTCATGCACCCCCTGTTCTACTACACCTTCGTACAGGATCCCGTCCTCCGCACCATGATGCTTGCTCATGGCGGTGGCTCGATCTTCAATCCCTATAGTGGCGATCCTGGTCCCCTTGCTCCTTACAGCAATGGTAGCATGGGCTCACGCGGTCCTTCGATGGGCACTCGTGTAGTGAATCCTCGCGGCATTGGCACCTCTGGTGTTGGAAGCTCTGGTGAGAGCGTAACTGGAAACCTTGAGCGTAGTCAGATGATGACCTCTGCTCCTCGTCTCCCCAGCTACTTCCCCTTCAACTTCCGCATTATTGTATCACCCCTCTGCCCTTACGATCCTGAGTCTGAGACCGGTGATATCTTCCTGCTTTCTTCTGGCAACGTGGGTTTCCACCTTGTTGACGAAGAGGCTACCACTGTTGAGTGGCGTGATGAGAACACCGAGACTGTCAAGGTCAAGATCCGTGAGCGTTACGGCTTTGCTGTAGCCCATGAGGGTCAGGGCGTTGGCGTCTTCAAGAACGTCAAGCGTGCTGAGAACCGTTGGGATGGTTCTATTGAGGCTCATCCTAGCGATATTGATGATCTAACCGAGACCGCTGTCCGCGCTAACCTCTAATAGTTAAAAGCCTCTTGATGAGGCAGTAATTCCCTTGTATAAAGGCAGGTAGCAATACCTGCCTTTTTTATTTAGGAGATAGCATGGGCTTTTTTAAGAATGAACCTACTGAGCTAGAGATTTTTATTAAAGAAAACTATAATTATAATAACGAAGAAAACTATAATAATTTTATTATAGAAGAAGAAGGCGAATTCATAAAAATAAATTCAAACAAAGAGGATAGTGATGGCGATACAACTACTTCCGAACCTGAGCTTCCCCCAGAACAATGAAGATCAGTTTCCGGTTGGGCAACAGGTCTTTTTAGCTTTTAACAATGCGGTAGATCTTAAATCTGTAAAAGAGTCAGTAATATTATTTGGCCCTGATTTTGATAGAACTTCTGGACCGAATAATTCTTTGTGGATAAATGGTTCTAGTGGAGAAAACCCATTCTTTTTAAGATCTCCTGGATTTAAAGGTTTTGTTGATTGTGACTTTGAAGAGTTAACAATTACGAATTTAGATCCAATAACTTTTGAAAATTCAGTAAATGCAATAGACAGAGGGACTATCAATACTCTTGTAAAGATAACTCCAAAAGAACCTTTAAAAGAAGAAACTGCTTATAGTCTTTTTATAGTTGGTAGCACTATAGAAGATTTAGAAGCATTACCTTCTAGCCTTGTAGCAATATCAAAAAATAAATGTATTAGTGAGAGGACGATTTATTCCCCTGCTAAAACTGGAGTATTAGAAAGCAGAGTAACTTCTTATGGAAGTTATGAGCCTAAGAATAACGAGACAAGCTCTACTCTTAATATTAAGATTATAGCTGGAGGAGTTGGCTCTGAAGCTAAATATATATGGTGGTTTAGCGATGAAGTAGAGCCTACGCCAGCTCAGGCCAATTACTCTCAAAGGCTTAGTAGATGCGTTCAAAGATGGAGGAGTTGCGATAGAGGAGTAATGCTCAAGTTCGAGCAGAGCAACTTTGTTTTGAATGAAGTCTTTACTGTTAAATGTTATTCTCAAGTAAAACTGGCGGCATCTTTTTTAATTAACTTTAATACAGGAACAGACTCAATATATGTCTATCCTGAGTATACTTCTACAAGTCCAATTGGATTAGATAATGAATTTATACCTGATCCAAATACGAATGTAGCCCCAGCTAATGAAGCATTAAGAATAGTGTCTATAAGCCCTTATGATGGGGCAATAAATGTAGATCTTGCACTTAAACAAATAGTTATAGAGTTCAATAAGAATCTAGATCCTGCAACAGTTACCCAATCAAGTATTGAATTATTATCTTACCCGGTAAGCGGTTCCTTTGATGGCCCTAATGGGACTAGATCAGATAGAGAGCGTAAAGTATTCAAAATAATTTCAGTTGAAGATAACAAAATAATACTAGAGCTATAAGGAGAATATTATGTCTAATTGCTCAAATGGAAATAGCTCTTGTGTAAAACCAATACAAGTTCCTAAGAAAACTACAAAAGTAAAATGTGATTGTTTTGTTTTAAACAAAACATATAAATCTAAGATGTTATTTAGAGACTCTTGTGGAGATCTCATAGATCCATCTGAGATAAATATTATACTTACAAAGCCAGACGGCACCCTAATTGGAGATATACCAGAAGTTAAAGTAGATACTGGTTTCTATTATTACGAGAGTGCTTTTAACGAGGTAGGTAGATGGACTGAAACTTGGACAGCTACTATTAATGGAGAGCCATTAGCTTTTGAGAAAGATATAGATGTTATTAATCAACCAGTAATTACTGCGGCTGATTGTGGATTAGACTTCAATTCATTAATAGTGATTAAGCTTTCTAAGGACATTGCTAGCGAAGATGATATCGTATTAGGGAGCGATCTCTTTTACTCTTTCTCTACTGAGTACAATCCATTCTATTGTTCTACTGAAATGCTTAGAATGGAAATGGGAACTTGGGTAGACCTAGTTCCTGATGATACTCTTGCTTTAGCTATCCACTGGTCTTCATTAGAGGCTGACAATATTACTGGTGTGCGCCCCACATCTGAAAGGTATCTATTTGCTAGAACAAGATTCGTAATGTATGACGCTGCAATCAAGTTATTTAGCATGCCGGTTGGAGCTTCTTCACCTAGCTCAGGTAAGCAAAAACAACTTGGAGATCTATTAATTCAAAATGGTGGAGGAATAGATTTTAATTTAAAGCAGCTTGTAGATGAGTTAAAAACTGAAAGAGATGAATGGTGGCGAGTAGTTAATGCTGGAGGCTGCATAGTACAAGGGCAAGGTCTTGGGCCTACTTATGCTTCTAAAGGAGAGAGAAGGGCTGATAAGAATCAAAGATCAAGAGAATGGCATGACCCATGGAACGAGCCATTTCTTCAGCCTACTCAAAACTCTATGTATAGAAAACATGGAGAAAAGAAATATAAGCATGGTTATTCTGGATGGAACGAGTATTACTATTCCTCAGTAACCAGAGTCCAAAGAGGAGGTAGATAATGATTCCTCCAGTTAGAAGACAGACTCCAGGAACCCATGAGCTTGATCTCAGAAAAGAGTTTGATGAACTTGTCTATGGTATAAATGGTAACATGCCTCATAATCATTTAGCTTTGATAAGAGAAATGCGTCTTGATAATTCTAATAAGAAAATTAAGTGCGCTTGTAACTCTCAGCTAACAAATGAACCAGATCAAGAAAACCAATGCAGGTATTGTCTTGGAGAGGGTTACATCTGGGATGAACGCTTTACAAGATGCTATTCGACATTAAGTGGATCAGTAGGCGGCAAAGCAGATAAACTTGAAGATTATAAGCCAGGCAAGCTGTTAACTGATTATAAGATCTTTTATTTAAGATATGATGAAAAAATATCTTATTATGATAAAATAATAGAATTAAGCCTTGATTTAGAAGGAAATCTTATAATACCTTATAAGAGAGAAAAGATTTATAGACCAGAAACAATTCAAAAATATCGTGCAGATAATGGACGAGTTGAGTATATAGCTGTATATTGTAAAGAGTTTAACTCTATTAGAGAAAGAAATTAAAATATGGCTAGAAATCTTGAAGAAGCTGTTATTATAAATGTAGTTGATACAAATGGTGAAATATTAAACAATTTAGTATTAAATGAATTTACTATTAATAATCCCTACAATGTAAACCTTGACCGAACTTTTCTACCTAACAACGAACCTATGTCTTTAGATTTATTCTTTTCTATTTCCCAAAAGCTAATAGAAGATGCTCAACGTAGAGAAGGCATCAATGATGATGCTATAATCAAAGTAGTCGAAGAATATCCTCCAGAAGATATATCGCAATATGGTAATGAAGTAATATCTTTTAAAGTAGTAGAAAGAAAACCAGGTATGATGGATACCAAAGGTGTATCAAGGCCCCATAGAAAAGCAACCTACTCCCATCAAGAAGCAAGACCTGGAATGCCAAATAAAGTAATTACAGTTGAAAGTAGACCAGTAGATCATGTAATAGAATTTAATTGCTGGGCTTTATCAAATAAACTTGCTAATAAAAGAGCAATATGGTTAGAAAAGTTATTAATAAATTCTGCTTTTGCTTATGAAGTACGTGGTGCTGAGCGTTTCTTCTTTAAAGAAAGAATGGAAGATAAATTTGAAACAACTGCTGGTCAAAGATTGTTTAGCAGACCTCTTAGATTCTTTTTAAGATTCAGAGAATTTGATGCAAAAGCAGATTCAATGATTAGAAAAATCCTAGTCGAAATCGGAATATTACCTAATTCTTAATCCTTAATAGGAGACATAAATGGCTTATCAGAACCTTACATTAAGTAACATTGCTGGTGAGATCACTGCCACCTTCAATGATAACAATATGCGCAGAAATCTTCCTGCTGAGCCAGCGGTAGGATTGCGTGTACACGCTCAGGCAACTGCTAGAGCTGGACTCAAGAACGAGGTATTCCGAGTTCTTAACAGCGTAGAGGCTATGCAGGAGTTCGACTCTAGCTCTGAGATCGCTCAGGTTGTGCTTGCTGCAAAGCAGGCGAATCCTTTTGCTAATCTTTCTGTAACTCGTATTGGTGCAAAACCTTATCACGTTCAGGTAAAGCAGAAAATTGAAGGCTCGTATGAGCTCGATACACTTGTTAGCATTCAGCCCCTCCCCGTACAGGAGGCTGATACTGCTCGTGGAGTGAAGAATACTCTTGAGATTCTTAAGGTAGTATTGTTACCTTTTGAAGAAGGTAACGTGATTCGTCAGCGTTGCGTAATCTATGGAGTAAATAGCAATAATACAACTACTATCCTTTATGATTCTGAGCGTTTACTTCGCACAAATGGCGATGCAGTATTTAACGTAGAGCTGAATCTACCTATCGGTCAGTTCCTCTACACCAAGACAGCTTTCGATGCATCACTTAGACTTGATGATAATTTTACAAATGCTCAGCTGGCATCATTAGCTTCTCAGACAAGGTTTAGTTTAAGCAGCGTTGATTTGCTTTCAGACCTGACTGCTTTCAGAGACTCTTTAGTTTTAGTAGACACCTTTACTCGTGATGTGACTGATGTTTCTGGTTTAAGCAGCGTACTAATTAGCAAGATTGATGGTTCTGCAAAAGAGTATCTGGACAATTGCGAGCGTTACGCTGCTAACGAGGCTGCATACGAGAAGCTTGAGTTCGAAAGCATTGACTTCCTCTTCTGCGAGAAGTGTTATGCTGATACTGCTCCTGTTGAGTTAACAAGCTCACTCTCTTTACAGGAAGCGGTTGACTGGGCTAAGTCGAAGCTTGGATACTTCTGGAAGTTTCAGTTTAATGGGCTTCCTTATATGTATATGTTTGGTCGTAAGCAGCCTTTTGCTGCTGCAAATGTAGCTGATTATACACACAGCTCAATTAGCTATTCTTTCTCTGCAGAGCAGAAGGCAGTTGGTGATCTACTTAACTTAGTAGAACTCCACTTCCATCCTGCTGTCGGTGCTGCTACAGTGGTCGAGTCATTCCCAAATGATAAGGGGCATGTTGAATGTCACATCACTCTAAGCGCTCCTAGTGCTGGCGGAGCGGCATTAGTAGTCAGTACACCTTTCTGCACTCTTAATATTGCCGGCGGCGCTCTTATAAACGGTACGGATGTCTCACGTCGTTTACGCCCTTCGGTAATTGGAGCTTCACGCACGGTATCTGATTATCTACTAAACTTTCCTGAGCGTGTAAACAACGATCCTTTTGTTTACGATCACTTTGCTCTTACTGGAGAGTTAGTCCCCGAGGCAGTTACTCTTCGTTTATTTAGCTTTGGCGCTGAAGGTGATGAGCCTACTGTTAGCCTCGTAGCTGACAATATTGAAGTTCGTGAGATTTCTTTCCTGCATCAGGCTGCTACTGCTGCTTATCGCGCTTCAAGCAATTACTCACAAACAATTGCAATTGTTCCAACCACACCTGCGCCTGCTAGTGCAACCGGAATCTCGACCTGGGCTGGTGATCCCGCCACTTATACGGTTCAGGGTGATGGAGCAATCAAAGTAACTAAGAATGGTACTGGCGTACTTGGCACCAAGCTGTTGGCTGGTGCCGTAGGTTATCGTGATGGTGCTGCTTTCGGCGGCATCATTCTTACAAATGGCGACAGCCTTCCAAACCAAACTCCTTATGGTATTGACGATCAGGACGAAGCTGTTGATCGTAGCGGCAATGCTATTGATCTTGGTAAGCATGTAGTAGTTGTAGGAGCCCATGGATTTATCCCTGATGCTCGTACACTTTTCCCCAACCAGCGTGGCAAGCAGCTTGTACCTCGTACAAGCCAGCCTAAGTTTGGTTCAGCTGGCCCCTTGATTGCTAGCATTCTAGCCAATCTTCCTGCTGGTACTGAGCCTATCGGCCCAGTACGCGGTCGCATTCCTGGATTTACGCCTCAGCAGCGCACGCCTCGTGTTGTACTAGATAACCTTGCTGCTCTCCGTGTTTGCATGGTTGATCAGACTGGAGTTATCTCTTCAATCTATACTGGCGCTCTTCGCACTTCTGATTACTCCAAGGTATCTTCAATACTCTCGGCGAACGCAATTCTTGCAAGACTCAGAAGTCTTTGCACAAGCGTGATTGGTACTGCTACCGTGATGAGCAGATCGCTTCTCTTAGCCAGGCGATTGATGGTCAGATGCGCGCAATGGTTCGTGATGGTTTTGCTCAGTCAATTAGCGTAAACCTCACAGCTTCACAGCTTGATCGTATTAACGGCGTACTCCGTGCCTCAGTAATTTTCGTACCACCTCTTTCAATCGAAGCTGTAAGTATTGATATTACTCTTGAGCCCCCCGCTCGCGGCGCTGGCGCTTAATTAAACCAGAGAAAGGAATAGCTAAATATGGCAACTTCATTAGATCTTTCTAGAACTTATACATCCTACTCTGGCGTTGATATTCGCGTAATCATCAACGGCGCCCAGGTAGGCTCAATGCAGGCTCTTTCTTATGCTATCCAGCGTGAGAAGGCCCCTATCTACGTCATGGGCTCAGTAGATCCTATTTCTTACTCTCGTGGTAAGCGTGGTATTGCTGGTACTATGATTTCATTAATGCTTGACACTCATATTCTTATGAGTCCTTCGTTTACTGGAGAGCACTATCTTGGTGATAAGGATGAGATTTTCCCTGCTATTACTGGCGCATCAGGCAATACAACTGGACCTACAAGTCCGGGTTTAAGTACTTTTCCTCTGAATGATGCCAACAATGAAGTTAACTCACCAGTTGGATTAACAACTGTAGGTGGGCGACCTTTTGGATCAACTTTAGATAATATCAACGGAGCAGCTGGACAACCTGGCGCTAATGCAAGTGGACCTTACCAAAGGTTAAGAAGAGAAACTCAATATTCAGTAGGTGAGCTTGGTAGTAACTATGCAGTTGCTCCTGTATTTTATGTAGATCAGATTCTTCCTTTTGATATTGCTATTGTTGCCGTAAATGAGTATGGACAGTCAGCACAAATGCGTCTTTATGGTTGCGAAATTCTTAACGAAGGTTCTGGTTTCTCTATTGACGATATTGTAATCGAGAACCAAATGACTTATGTATGCCGTACAATTCTTCCTTGGAGAAGCTTTGCTTTAAAAAATAGCAAGGGATCATTTATGAGAGACGAACTGTATGAAAAGGTTGGAAGTGTTGAGAATAGAGGAGACGGGGCCCCTCCTCCACCTCTTCGTAGTCAACCCGTAAGCTATCAAGGAGCTACAGCTGGCGACACTCGCTAGTAATTACAAGTTCGTGGAGCGTTTTCGGGAACTTAATTCAAGATTACTATTTAATTAGCATTAGAATATATGTATAACAAAAGGAGGGAAACCTCCTTTTGTATTTTAAGATTCTTAGAAAAGAGATTAGAAAATGAGAGAAGCAACAAGATTTGGAAAAAGTTACTCTTCTTTTTCTGGCCAAGATATTAGAGTTATTGCGAATGGGCATCATATAGGAAACATTACAAGTATATCTTTTAATATACAAAGGGAAAAACAAGGAAATTATGTAATTGGGCAAGTTGACCCAATTTCCTTTGGACGTGGAAAAAGACAAATTAGTGGAATTATAAAAGGTTTAGTTTTGGATACAGACTTGTTAAGCCATCGAGCTTTCGATGGAGAAGTAGCCTTGCTTGATAAGAATGAACTATTTAGCGCTCCAACAAAAAGCACAGAAACTAGAACCAGAACTGTAACTAGACCTAAATACCCTAATCTTGGACCACCTCCGGTTAAATTAAGTGAATTTGATTATTTTATGCAATTGTTTACTCCAACATTACCTAACTTTGGACAACTTCCAGACATAGAGACTGCATTGGAAATATGTGTAGAAAGCGTTATTGAAAGTCTCTTAACTGGAGCTGCTGCAGCAATTGTTACAGGAGGACTAGGAAGTGTAGCTTTGGGAGCACTATTTATTGATGCAGTAGTAAGTTGCGCTGGAGGAATATTGGATGAAGCAATTGTTGAGGGAGGAATTCAAGATTTTGCTTTACAAATTGCAGCAAGTATTTATGCTTTTTATGAACAAGACATGTACAGTAATTATGAGACAAATTTTAATCAACTTGAAACAACATATAATAATAGACAATCAGAAGTAATTGTAGAAGAAATTACAGAAGAAATTGAAACTGATTTAGGAATTCAAGATTACAGTTTTACTGTTAACAGAAAATATAATGTAAGTGAACTTGGAGAAAACTATTCTGTTGCTAAAGTTGAATATTTAGACCAAATATTACCATTTGATATAGTAATTATAGCTGTTAATGAATATGGTCAAAAGGCTCAAATGAGAATATATGGAGTAGAAGCATTAGGCGAGTCCAAATCGATGAGTATTGATGATATTACTTTAAATTATGAAGTACCTTTTATCGCTAGAGCTATTTTACCTTGGAGAAGTTTCGAATTAAAAGGTGTAGGAAATGCACAAAGTAACCAAAGAAGTAATCCTGGAGGTGCTTTGCAAGCAACGACTGGAGTACCTGTTACAAGTGTTGAAACTACTGGCCCAGTAATCTTTACTGAATATGACTCAACTGGAGGTCATGATGGAGATCAAGCTAGACCAATTCCCGAACCGAGGTAATATATGACATATACATATTCATATTCTGGCGCAGACTGCAAAGCTTATGCTTGGTTTAGTGAAGGCAGAGTAACTCCTCTTTCATCATTAGCTACAATATCTATTTCTGTTCATGAAGCTAAAGCTCCAGTAAGAAGATTAGGATATGTTGGGGTATCTGGCTACAGCAAAGGTATAAGAACCATAGCAGGAACTATGGTTTGTCTTATTATTGAAGATCACCCGTTGTCTAATCTAATGATGTTAGATATTAATAATGGTCGTAACTATTATTATTCAAAAGATGAAAAAAGAGGAGGTAATAGTGGTGGGTTTGAGGGTATCAAAGGCAATAAATTGGGAACAATGATTAGTCCATTTAATTTAAAATTAATCTACAAATCAGAAACAGATTATGATTCAAGTAGAATGTCTTCATTGCTTTTGAAACATATAGAAATAACTGGAGAAAGTATTGTTACTTCTGTAAATGACATGGTCACTGAGGTTGTGTTTCAATTTGTAGCTAATGACATATCTACATTTAATACAGAATATAATGATATTCCTGTTGAAGATAGTATTTCTAATATGTCGGAAGACCTAAGTGATTTGATAATTAGAGAAGAAAAAGAACGAGATATTCAAAAACAAGAAATCAGACTCGCTGAAATTGACAGGATTTTAGGGCTAGAAAACCTTAAAGAGAATTTTGGTGATGAGTTTGCTTTTAAATATGGTCGTGGCTATAGCGAACCCGGTTTTGGTCCATCATCACTACTTTTTGATTATAAGACCAGTACTGAAGGCCCAACTTCTTCTTTAACTGGGCCTGAAATGAGCAAATTTATTGAATCTGAAAAACGTCGTAAACAAAATAGAAGAGTGATAAAAGAAAGTTTTGAAAATCGCAAGAAATTAGCAGAATATTATAGATGGTTAGAAATGCAAGAGTATGAAGAAGAATTGAGAGCTTATAAAGAAAAAGAAGAATTACTTGATCTTCAATATAAAGAGCATGAAGAGCTTTTTAGGCAATATTTAGAGGCAGAATCAGTATTGGAGTCTATAAGAAAACAAAAACAAGAAGAAGATAGAGAACAATTAAAAGAGTTTTTAATTTTTCAAGAAAAAGCTAATGATTATGCTAAGCAGAGAGAACAAGAAAAAGAGAAAAGAGAAAAAGAAAGAAGAGAACTTGAAGGCTATGTAGATATTTTAAGAAAACAAAAAAAGGGGAAAACTTTACCTTCAGAATTAGATCGAACACAAGATTTTATTAGAAGATATTATAAAAAATAAAATTAAGGAAAATCATGAGTAATTATCAATATTTTTCAGGTGCAAACGTCTTCATTAGAATAGCTGGCCAACCTTTAATAGAATGCGCAGGTTTATCTTACTCTTTACAAAATAGCCAACAACCAATATATGGTTACGGCTCTACAGTATTTGATGCAGTACTTCCTGGCAGAGAAATCGTTCAAGGTAACTTTGTAATAAATTATACTGAGCCAAATTATTTAGTTAATCTACTTGGAGGTTCAGGGGGAAGTTTTAATACTTTTTTATTGCCTAAGTTTAATTTAAGTATTATCTTTGGAGATGATTCTAGTAAAAGCAGAGTTATTCAAAATTGTTTTTTAATATCAATGGGTCAAACTATACAAATAAGTGAGCAAGCAATTCTTGAAGAGTACTCTTTTATTGGAAGAAACATTATTAATGGAGTAGATTAATATGGGATTTGAAGGCAGAAAGCTTGACGATAATTTAGTAATGTTTGGTAGCCCAGTGCCAGATAAAGCAATGGAAGCTCTTAAAAGAAAATCTCCTACTGCTGACTCTATTATTAAATCTTTACCTCCTACAGCTTTTATACCAATTGATGATGAGGTAAAAATTGTAGAAGAAGAACTGAAAGCAAAAGCTTTAGAAGAAGAAAAGAAAAAAGAAACTGAGGAGTTAATTAATGCTCCAAAGTACAGGCGTGAGCGTAAAAGACAGCAAGCTTTGGAAATGAAAAAAGACTTGCCTATTAAAGAGGAAGCGCCTACATTTCTTGAGAAGATTATTGAAGAAACAAAACCTATTCAAAGGATAGAGCCGATGATTGATTTAGACGCTGAGCTAAGTAAGCTTTCTAACGAGATTGATAAGAAGAAGGCACCTCCCCCAGCTCCAGCTCCGGTAGTTCAAGAAGCTCCAAGACAGCAAGAGCCATTTGTAGTTAGAGACCAGATTATGGAGCTACTTGCTCAGGAGCCCAATGCGCCTTCTTATGAGACCATCCAGGCTTGGAAAGATCGCTACGGTAAGACTGGAATCCACGTAATGGCTTTCGGAGAAGGGGAAGTGTACGTCTACCATCATCTTACTAGAGGTGAATGGAAGAAGATTAAGGAGCTTATGAACAAGCTTAAAGAGAGTGAAGATGCTGAGGAAGTGGAAGAGAAGCTAAAGGAGAAGGTAGTACTTTATTGCGTACTCTATCCTAGCTTAAACAATAATTGGCTTGAGTATTGTAAGGCTGGCGTGCTTGATTCTTTATATCAGATGATTCTACTTAATAGCGGATTCTTAACTCCCCAGCAGGCAATGTTGCTAACCACCCAGCTATGAAATCATTCAGAGCCTTAGAATTAAATTCTGAGCTCTATAGGATAGTATTCGACGATTACTTAAGTTTTGATTTTAAACTCTTAAAGATAAAAGAGTTTAATTTTTTCAATAAGTTAATTAAGGCAGGAAATATCCCGCCTTTTTTTATTTATGAAGAAGTTTTTAATATTTGTTTTCTTGAACAAGTAGAGCTTATTCCTAAAAACACTCCAATGGGATATATAATATCTACAGGAGCTTTAATCTTTGAGCTTTCAGGAGCTAAAAGCGGAGAAGATTTCTTATTAGAAATAGCAAAAGAAAGAAAAGATAGGGCTCCAGATTCTCTCTACGAACATATGAAAAGCACTATCTTCTATGCCTTTTCCTCTTTGGTCCCTAAAGACATAGATGAAATGACAGAAAAAGAATTCATATCTAACTTTGTTGCAGCCGAGAATAAACTACTTAAGACAGTACCGAATTATCAAAGAATGGATCTGAAGAAGATTTACGAAGAGATATATGGTAAGGTAGAAGCAGAGCCAGCTAAAGAAGATAAGCCTAAAGAAGAAGTAGTATTCAATCCAAGCTATGAAGAACAGCAACTTGGACATTGGGAGGTTCAAGAAGCTCAGCAAAGATTCATACAAGAGGAAAGAGCTAGGTTATCAAAGGAAGCTTTAGCTAGAAAACTAGACGCCAGAAGGGGTTGATATGTACTCACAGCAAGGACAAGGAGGAGTATATTACTCTGCCTTACAGCAAGAACCGGAGATGCATCCTCTTGTAGAAGCTGGGATGTCTTTGCTTCCATATGGAGGGCTATATTTTGGAGGCAGGTATTTAGCTTCGAGTGCTTACTCTGAAAGTAGTGCTATAAGCAAATACGATGTTATTCAAAAGACAGTCAGGAACTTGAGCAGCGAATTTATGGGCGGTATTTTTAACACCCTTAGAGCTGCAGAGTTTATGTCTATTGGTTTAAGTCCTGAAGCTTTAGAAATGCAAAGAGGAGCTTCTTTAGAAGATCCAGCAAGAACTGTTGGGAGGTATGTATTTGAAAGCCAATATATGCAAAGCGATGAAACTAGACAATTATTGAAAGCTACTATTGGAGATGATGCTTATTCTTCAATTGAAAGTAAAATTAGTGGAGGAAAATTTAATTTAGTTTATGAACAAGAGTTAGATGAAAGAGGGAGAGGTAAGCTTTTCTTTCAAGAATTAAAAGAAGAAGTAGAAGAAGTAAAAGATGCCAAAGGTAAGGTTATCGGAAAAAAGATAAAAGAAGTACCTTCTTCAACAAAAGTTAAGTTATTAAGTAGAGATGTAGCAGTATTGCCTCGTGGTTATAGTTATGAGCCAATCATAGATGCTTTAGATAATCAGTCTACTAGAACCTTAATGAACCCGGTCACTCAAGCTACTCTACAGAACTTAGATGTCCCAGATATAAACTACTCAAATGCTTATCATAATAAAATCACGGGCGAATCTACAAAGCTAGCACTTGTACCTTCAATGAGAGGTGAGCTTAAAACTCTAAGCGACCTAAAAAGAAGAACAGCTCTTTTTGGATCTCAGTTAACTTCCGGTATGCAACGCTTCAATAGATTAATTGACGCTACGCTTAATCAGATGCCCGTGGTTGGCAAGTTACTTAAGAACGTAAGCGAGTATACAGGGTTATCATTAAAAACGAAACCTGGGCCATTCTATAAGCAGTTTATGTCTCTTGGTTTGAAAGCATCTAAAATAGGTGCAGCCTATATGGGTTTAGAGACAGTAGACCACTATAGAAGAAAATTCGGAATAGCAGGTAATATAGTAGCTTCAGCTGGTATTGCAGCTGGTATTTCCGGAATGTATTTTAATGCTACAAAGAACCTGGCTGGTACTGCTAAATTAGGTGCAGCTGCTTTTGCAGCGCAAATATTTCTTCCTGGTTTTAATCAAGGAATTAAGGAAGGTATTGCTACTAGCGCAGTTAACTTAGATATAGCTAGATCCTATATAGGGAAATACACAGGACTCTCTTATATAAAGAGAGGTATCGAAGGAATGTTTCCTGGTTTTACAGAACCAACTGTTGGTTTAGCTTTGGGACTTGGTCTAGCAGGTATATCTTATAGTAACTATGGACAAGATTTCTTAAAAAGAGAAGCAGTTAGAGCTGGAGGCGGAGTGCCTTTAGATTCAAGTAAGCTTCATATTTTTGATGATATGTTTAGAAAAGTATATAACAAAATAGAGCCTAGGTTTGGATTAGCTCTTGGAGATATTGACCTTCCAGGAACTAGGCAAGACATTCAGATGCGAACACTTTTCGATGCTATAAGCTTCGGAAAAGTAGGTGGCAAGCATACTGACACTTTTATGAAATTTAATCCAATTGCTGAAAGATTAGCAGCAGGTCAAATTAGCGGGGATTTATTAAATGAATATCAAGCAAGACTAAATGCTATTGTTCAAGGAAGGCCATTAGATCAATTAGATGGCGACAGTAGAAAGAAATTAAGAAACTTCTTTTCAGATAACGAAGTACTCTTAAGAGATATGTTAAATGAGCAAGATACAGGTAGGGTAAAAGCTACAATACTTGATACAGAGTTTAAGTTAACTCACTTGAGAAGATCTGAAGTTTATAAGGCTTATCATACAAATAATGATTTAAATAGATCTTTATTAGATAAAATAGTGGAAATTAATAATAGATACGCCGGGGGGAGTGGATTTGTTAATAATATTATGAGGCGTACTGAAATATTTGGTACAGAAATGGTACATAGCTTTTTCGGGGCAACTATGGAAGGTGAAGTAGATATTGAGCTTGGAGGAAAACAACAAGCAATATTTGACGATGCTGGGAACTTTGTAAGAAATAAAACTTACGAAGAAGTAGCAGAGACGTTAAAAGCAACACCGATAGTTAAAAGATTTGGCGCTCTTGTACTTGGAACTGCGTTTATTCACCAAATGATGACTGGCGCTTTCTTTGGAATGATGGAAGATCCAGATGAGTTGAAAGCTGTATATGAAGGTAAGAAGTTAGTAGAGATAAAGAAGGGTCGCTGGTGGGAAGCTGGTGGAACTCCTTATGAGGGAGGCGAGACTTCTTACTTTAGACCGCATGCCTATCAAATGTTAATGACTAAATCTGATGAAAAATCTGTATGGGGCGAAGATTATGAAAACTTCAATCCAATAACCAGATTCATGTTAAAGAATTTTACTTATTACTTAGAAGAAAAGAATTATTACGATAGACCGTACCCAATGACTGGAGCAGCTTTTGAAGATGTACCAGTTTTGGGGCCGTTGCTTTCTAGCACTGTAGGGCAATTATTTAAACCTACAAAGCTAATGCATGAAGATGAGCTTTTTAGAATTAATCAAGAAACTGGAGAAGTAGAGCAGGAGTATATAAAAGGTTATGGTTCCGCACCTGAACTTGGGGAGCTCCCAGCAGGACCTCCCCAATCGCCGTATATAGGTAGCCATGCTGCAGGTAGAATTCAGTATGCTTTTAGAGAAATAGAAGGTCTTACTGGTTATACTAAAAACTTAGTTCAAAAGATGGTTACCGGCAGAGAAGTGTTAGGAACGAGAACTCCAGTTTATCAAACATCTAATTTAATGGATTCACCTATTTTAGATTTTTGGGAGAAAGACTTAGGTGGTTTTGGTTTTATGTCAGAGCCTATTCGTCGTCTATTTCCAAGACCAAGAGCTGAGATTGATTCTTACAATCCATTATTAAACTCAATGCCTTCTTATATTCCTGAGAAATTAAAAAGAGGAGATCCGTACAGAGCGTTACCTAACGCTTCAGCAAGATTACCAGGTAAAGGATATGAAGCTCTTAATCCGGACGTAGCTGGAATAGATCCAGAAGATTATCCATTGATACACAAGTACAAGATATTAGCTGACGTGGCTCCTCAAAGCAGACAAACAATTAAAATGCAGCAAGAGCTTTATGAGAGAAAAGCTGGCGGCATATTAACTGAG